TGGGCTGGGGTACATCCCTCTGGATGAACTGGAAGCAAAAGAAAAGGCGTGACCGAAGTCACGCCAAATCTTCCCCATTTCGGGAGCTTTTGCAAATACTGTTTTATGGGAACTCTGCTACGGGGAACGCCCTGCTGTACATATCGCTGTTGTCTGTGGCTTTTGGCAGGGTGCGTCCGGGTGGGCGCACCCTGTTTTTCTGTATAAAAAGATTTGTTAGTTTGGCTTGAACTCAACTCTACTAAAAGAACCCGACATAGCCGGATCAAGCGTATGCTGTTCCATTCCCATCAAATCCTCAAATGTTTTTTGTTGTGCCGTAAAACAGTTTTCGTTCAGATATTTCAGCAAATTTCCTTTTTCTATAATTCCATTGTCATCCAGAATCTTTACAGACACCGAAAAAAGAGATGCCGTGGGAACTTCAACCATATCTCCCGGTTCAAATGTTCGCCATCCACGACTTCCAAGCTGTCTAAACAAATATTGATATTGACTTGGAGATAGTACCTCCAACATATATGCTCTACGAATCATCATCGCAATTGAGACATGCCATTTTTCTTTTAGTCTTAAATATTCATTTAAAACTGTTGGATATTGAAGGTCTTTCAAAAACGCTTCTTTGGGCAGTAAAAATGCCGATGCAAATTGATTTGCATCTGATTCATTGCTCCGATACTCGGCATCTGCTTGCGATTTTACATCCGAAACAATATGACCGAGTATCCAGTGTCCTAGTTCGTGAGCCAACGTAAAGTTCAATCTTGCAGGTGTTGTTTTATCTGTATTATATGTTGTGAAATAGAACCTCTTGCTTTCTCCATTATTGGCAAGGACCGGAATGTGACTGATTGCGTCCAAATGCCCTACGTTTTCCGAGAAAGAAGTTACCACAATTCCAAGATTTTGTAACAGATAGCTCATATTACGAATGGGCCTATCCGATAAGTCCAATTTTTCCCGAATTTTTTTTGCGATTAGTTCCATGTCAGAACACTCTGCTACAGATTTCATACAATCGATCAATTGTTCGGTTGATGGATATTCAATATATTCTGCAAAAAAGTCATAAATATATGATTTCAATACATCAATGTTTGTTTGCCGTAGTTTTACGGCTCTTGTCGTGGTTGTAGTTGCTCTACAATATGCAACTCCGGGACTAAAATTATCGCTGCTACCTTCAAAGAAAAATTTCGGTGGAAATTTCAATTCTTGCGAAATTGCTAATACTTTATCGGCACTTGGTTTAATTAAACCATTTTCATACTGAGAGACAGTTTGCTTTGTCACCCCTATCTTTTCTGCTAGCTTAGGACTGGAAATATTTTGGATTTCACGAGCCAATGTCAGCCGCATTCCATTAAACTCGGATGTAACAATGGCACCCATTTTTTACCCATCTTTCCGTACAAATTTTTTCCGCGGTTTGAATTCCGGAATACTGTCGATTTGAACGCCATACTCATTACCAGTTTCTTCCTTAAACTTAGTAATTTCATCTTCCGGAACAGCTTCTTTCCAATTCATCGGAATTGCAGAATCCAAATTCATTTCATCAACGATGCAACCATTTGCATTCAAAATTTCCAATGTACAGCTTCTGATCAATTGAGCTAAATCCAATCGGTACGTTAAAATTCCAAATCTCAAGACTTCACCGTCTACTGCTTGCTCCAATTCATCGAAGGGCTTTTCGGCTTTTTGTTGCACAGCTTTATCTTGTCCAAACAGTGACATCTGCTCATACTGGGGAACCATTTCATTCAAATCTTGATTAGCCGGAAGTCCCGAAAAAACGTAATGCATCTCACCATTCTGCAATTTGACAAGTCTATTGCGGAAATTTTCTTGGCGAAGAATCATAATGGCTGTTTTGCTGTGAGGATCATATGCCACAGCATACTTCCAGCTTCCAGAGACCATCAAAACCACACGATATCCTGCCTTTGTTAAATGTTCATGTTCATTTTGAAAGATATGTGCCCAGCCGTGCTGTCCTTTTCCGTTAGAATACATCAAATCGGCATAGACACCTTCATTTTCTTCCATGCCATGGTAGATGCTTTCAACAATCAGTTTTGCCATTGCCATTGCGGAATCTTCAAAAAATGCTTTTTTCATGTGAACCTCCTTCACAGATGAAATTATAAGCGGTGGAATTTTCTTATACTTCATATTTTACATAAATTTTGTAAAAAGTCAAGTGATCGAATGACGTTTTATGCATTCAAATACAAAAGCGCAGCACCTCCCAAAAAGTACTGCGCTTTTGTATAATTTGAGCTACCAGTTAGTCCTCCAACCCACAGCTCCCGGTCACATTCTTCAAATATTCCTCCGGGTCACCATTCAAAATCAAATCTGCATAGCCCAGTGGGTCATTGTAGATGAGATAATCCAACTCCGACCTCTGTGCCATAGTCACATCCAACGCATCCTCGACTCCGGTGCAATTGATGGAAATTTTTCTTCCATCCCGGAGCAGCAGCTCCACACATCCGGTATCCATATTAAACTTGCAAACGCTTTCATCATACTTCATGTTCGTGTCCTCCTGAAATCATGTTGTAGCTTATGTCGGTCAATCTATGATTTCGGATTTCATCTTCCACGGACACCCATATTGAATTTTCCGAAGAAAACAAATAATCCGAACCCATCTCCTATCGGAAACAAGTTCGGATTATTTTTGTTTGGTCCACCTTGCACATCAACAAGCGAACTATTCCCTTTATGCGGCTTCCGGCTACTTTTCACTGGTTGAACACCAATTTTCGGCCCGTTTGTGGCGCACCGCATAATCTGTAATTATTTTGTAATCTTTGCGCAAACAAAAAATGCCCCGCCAGCAATCCGTCAGGATGCCAGTGGGGCATTGCTTTACTTAGTGGAGATACCTTGCCAATTCAGATGCAACAAAGCCTGCGATCACTGCCGCAATGACTGCCCACCAGAGTTTGTTTCCAAATACTCCGGGGGCTTTTTCCAGCGCGGTCAAGCGGTCGTCCTGCTTCTTGTTCTGTGCCGTCACAACTTCAAGGCTCCGGTTTGTGGTTTCGAGTTGCTGGATGGTCAACTTGATATTGGTGTTCATGCCGTTTACTGCATCGGTCAGCTTCCCCAGCTCGTCCAGCCGGTGGGTGTTGCTCTGTGCACGGTTTTCGACCGCTGTCAGGCGATGTTCCAGTTCCTCGTCAGTCATTACGCTTGTTCTCCCCCACGTTACCGAAATGGGCCACAGTAGTGGTTTCTGCAGATTTCTTTGCCATGTAATCTTCGAGCTTCTTCTTGGTAAAGTCGAACACAAGTTGCACGATCCAATCCAGCGTCCGCTCATTGATTGCCCAGTCCAGCCAGTCCGGGGTGTACCCACGCAGTACGGCAATGACATGGGCTTTCTTTTCTGCACCCGCGCCACTGCCGAACTTTTCCTCTGCGTTGACGATCCACTTGTACACAGTCTTTGCGACCACAAGGCCGTAGCCCAGACGTACCGCCGCCAGCGCCGTGACCACAAGGCCGACCATCATGAAGATACAGGCCAGCCATTCAGGGAATGCCATCAGAAAAACTTTCAGAATGTTCTCCATTTTGTTTTCCTCCTACTCTTAACCCACCCAACGGCTCTTTACCGCACGGGTGTCGATGTGTACCCAGCCAGCAGGACGACCAGTTTTTACCGGGTAACGTCCGATGCCGCCGGTGTTTTTCAGCAGCGTTTCGGCGTAGGTCGCGAGCGTTTCCACGTCCACGCCCTGAATCCGAATATCTGCCGCCATACCGTAGCAATGCTGACTGTACGTTGCGCCCTTGACCGCCTTGTTATGGGCGGCAGTGCGATATGCGCTGGTGATCGTAACAGCCTTTCCAAAGTGATTCCGGATGTTCTGCAACAGTTTCACCAACACATCATCAATAAAGATGGGGTCAGTCCCATCCTTGCAGCGAAACTCTTTCACGGCAAAATTTGCGGACAGTTTCTTGTTACCATCCTTTGCCAGTGAATAGGCTTTAATCGCCATTGTCGTTTTCTCCTTTCTGGCTCAATGCCATTTTGCAGCCGCTCGACCCGCACTCAGCCACCAGCACGGCAAATTCGCCGCGCTCTGCGGTCGTGTCCGCACCACTGGTTTCCAGCCGGGTCAGCAGGCTTTCGCACAGATCGGGCCAGCTTTTATGCTGCATAGTCTTCGCCCGTGATGTCCTTGTAGTCGTCTGCGGTGATCTCGCCCTTGTTTATGCGCTCGGCCAGAACTTTCTTGACACCGGCGCGGCGGGATGCGGGCATCTCTGCCCAAGTCTTAGTGCCTGCAATCAGGCGGTTTGCCCAGATAATGTTCATGGTGATACCTCCTTATTCCTTGTTCAGCGCTGCGTCCAGCTCACACAGCGCGGTTTCGATGTCGGTCAAGCGCTTCTCGTTGGCCGCGTCCTGTTCGCACAGGGCATCTTCCATTTCAGCCACACGGTCGGGCAACTGTTCGTGCTCCTGCTGCTTCTTGGCTGCGGCTTCCTTCTCCTGCCGGGTGGGCAGATTGTCCTTTTTCCACTGAATCATGGTGACTGTCCTCCTTACTGGAATGCGCCGGAGACGGCTTCGATGTAGCCGCCCTCGCCGGATTCGCCGCGCTCCACGCTGACGCGGAAGTTAAACGCCGCGCCGTTGGTGGCGGTCTTATTCTCAAAGACGATGTTCACGCCTTTTTTTACCTCGGTCGTGGCATCCTGCCAGACCGGGGAGCTGTCGAGTGCGTTGTTGGTCACTTCGGCTTTGAACTTCGCATCATCGGGGATGGAGCCGGTCACCTGAAGCACGGCAACGGTAATGTCGCCCTCAACGGCCAACGGTTCAGCCAGCGTCACACTTGCGGCGTGGACGGCCTTGGTGAAGGTTGCGGACGCGCTGGTGGTCTCCTTGCCGTCGCTCGCCTCAACCGTCAGGGTGTGGCTGCCGTTCAGGATTTTCTGGAATCCGGCAGCGCTGGCCGTCTGCTCAAAGGTCAGGGCCGTGCCGCTGGCAACGCCGGTGCGGGTCTTGGTGGTCTTGCCGTCCAGCTTTTCGGTGACGGTCAAGGTGTCGCCGTCGGCATCCCTGACGGTGTACTTCCACGCAAAGGCCGCGTTCTTCCGCCCCAGAGCTGCGCCGTCCGTGCTGACGGTAGGTGCAGTGTTGACACTGACCGTGCCATCGTCAGAGACCACGAGTGTAGAGGGAAGAATGAAAGCGGGGCGAACACCACAGGAGACGCCGCACCAGAAGCCGCCGCCGGAGCCATCGGTGCCGACGCCCCAGACGTCGTTGCTACTGCCGGCGTACGGAGAGCGCAGCCACCAAATGGCAGCGTAGCTGCCATTGTATGCAATACGCTTGCTGTTACCGCTAGAGCTGTTGCCAAAGTATGCCAGCCTCACACCGTCCTTCGGGAAATAGCCGTTGTCGCTGGTCGTCCAACCAACCTCATAACCAGACAGCAGGAACAC